GGGACACACCCAAAAACTCTGTGTCAGCAGTAATGTGACGATGCTTCAAAGAACCTTGCGCATCCAAAGGATTCACCTTCAAATACGTCATCAACTGTTCCATCTTCGGATTCGCATACGACTTATCCAAAGCCAAACGAGCCTCATCACTCAAAACGTGAGGAACATAATTGTTCAAAGCATTAGGTTTGTAACCCTCATCAACATCCATAAACCTTCGGTTTATGTCACCCAACTGCTTAGAGAAATAATCCAACACCCTGTCAGCAGCACGACGCTCAACATCAGACGCAACATAAGTAGACGGATTCTCAATCACCCGATACACAGTTGAACGAGCAGAAGACACATCAGGATTAGAAACGTAATCAATCGCACGACGAGCAGCAGCCTCACGAGCAATCGCAGAAGCAGAACGAGCACGGGAATCAGCAGTCAACAAAGCAGTAGCAAACTCAATCTCATCCTCTGGCAACTCACCCTTCGCCAACAACATGCGATACCGCTTTGTGTCCGCCGTAACACCACGACGAGTCATCAAATTCTGCAACTGCTTACCGGGACTATGACGCAAAATACCCAAACGCGCAGTCACCAAACCACGCTCCATTGCAGTAGCCAACAAACCAGTACCCGGCAAACGAATCGCCGTACCAGCAATATAAATACCTGCCTTACCTAAACCCATCACATCGGCAAGTTCTTTCGGCAACGCAGTCTTACCTTCAGCAGCAATACGTGCAACAACCTTCGGTTTTGCACCCAAACGTTTCGCTTCCTCAGCCAACTGGAAACGGCCATCAGGACCAGCCAAAGTTTTGATACCACCAAGACGTTGACTCAACGTGCCACGAGCCGCAGCCTCAGCACCTTCACGAGCAGCAGCCTCAACACCTTCACGAACCGCAAGACGACCAACACCACCACCAGCAGCCCTCAACACACCAGCAGAACCCAACGTCAACCAGTTCAACGGGTCAAGAGCCAAATCGCCAGCCAAACCCACAAGACGACCACCCCAACCCTTCATCGGAACCACACGACCAAAACCGTAAGTCGGGTCCTTTACCTGTCGCCAATAATCATCCCAACCCGCACGAGTATTCGGGTCAGTATCAAACGCATCCTTGGCTTCCTTCAAACCACTCGTCACCATACGCAACGGATAACCAATCGTATTCAAACCATCCAACACAGCCTTAGCAGGCGCAGTGTTCAACGCAGAAGCAAGCAAACCACGAGGACCAGAAGTAACAGCAGACTGACCTCCAGCCACAGCACGAATCTGATTGTAATCCAAAGCAGAAGAATTACGGAAAGAATTCAATACCGAATCACGCAAACCCAACTGGGCGCTTTCACGAGTAGAAATAAAATCCGAACCACCAGCAGAAGTATTCTCGTCATTCGGTGCCAAACCACCGCCACGGGTAGCAGGTGTTGCTGGAAGCGGTTTGGCTTTCGCCAAACGCTTCAACAACTCATCAAAATTATTTACATTGGACGGAACAGCCACCGTCACCCACCAGTCTGACCGAATTGTGCACGCTTCAACAAAGCAACCATCAAAGGCGTATAGCCAGCCTCTCGAGCCTTATTGCTCAAACCAGAAGCAACCATGTCACGAACCTTGTCGGCAATTCTTTGCTCACGAACCAACTCTGCACGCTGAGAACTCAACTCCTTATTTTGTGGACCTGCGTCCACAATCCGTTGTGCAATGTTTCCGAAACGCAAACCTTCCACATCTTGTTCCTGACCAACACGACGCTGCATTGACTTATCAACATCCTTGCCACCCAAAAGCGCTCCAGCACCACGAAACAAAGAACCAACAGCCTCACCACCACCCATCGGCTTGTCAACATTGCTCCTAATAGCCTGCTGTTCGCTCAAATACTTTGCTGCCTGACGACGAGCAGTGGCATTCGTCGGCTGAATCTTACGAAACGCCTCATTGCGTTTCGCAGTATCCTGCGCATACATCTTGAAATAGTCGGGAGCCAAAGTCTCAGGCGAAAACATTTCATCAGGAGAAGGCAAACCAGCCTGCGAAAAAACGTCATTCTTTGATGCAGCCAAACCAGAAGCACGATTCGCTTCCAACGCATCAGCCTGATTCTGAATCTTGTCAGCAAACTGCATCAACTCCTCAGAAGTGGCATCAATCTTCACATCCTCACCAGCACTCTGAGCATCCAACAAATACTTGCGAATAAGTTTCTTCACCTCCCACACAGGCAACTTCTCGTACACAATCTTGGAAGCAATAATGCCCCGAATGTCAGTCGGGTCAGCCTGAATCAAATTGGATGCACGCAAAATGTCAGGAGCCAACCGCAACATCGTTGCAGCCTCCTCTTGGTCATTGGACTGGCTGTAATCCCCGTAGTATGTGTTCGTCAACACACCAGTTTCAGGCATGAACAAACGATTAATCCCAGCCTGTGAAGGCTTTGACTGCGAAGCAGACAAGCCCGCAATCAAAGACAAGAAATCGTACGGGTTAAACTGTCCTTCTTCCATCTCTACTTATAGCCCTTTTGCTACTTCAGGTTCTTGGCTAGTGAAGGAAATTCCTTACTAATCTTGGAAATACCCGCATTCGGATTGGCTTTCACAAACGCCTCAATACGGGCAGCCAACTTCTTATCCTTGACCGTTGAAGCCTTCGCAGCCAACTGGTCAACAGGACGAGAAGCCGATTCCCCTTCGCCTTTGGCGTCGGGAATACGGCCACCAGCAGCAGCAATCGCATCCTCAATGTCCCGACGATAACCCTCAGCAGCAGTCTCCTGCTCCAAACGAGCCTGAGCCAACTGAGCCTGAATCTGAGCCAACGCATCCGCCTGTGCACGAGCAGCCTGAGACTGCAACCCAGCCCTCTGCGAACCCAACGAAGTCTGAGCCACATTACGAGCCATCATCATCTCCGCCAAACGAGAAGCATCAGACTGCTGAGCCGAAGCCCCCAACGTGTTCAACAAATTCTGAAACCCAGCAGCACCCTGCTGAGCAGCAGCCTGTTCCAAAGCAGAATAACCTTCGCCAGTCAAACGTTCCGCATCACTAAAACCGGCAGCAATGTTTGCCAACGCATCACGATAACCCTGCTCAACATTCCCACGCGAAACATCACCCTGCTGACCAATCAAACCCAACAAACGGTCAGCACCAGCACGATAACCGCCACCAGACAACCTATTCTGGTAAGCCTCAATTATTCGACGTTCCTTCGCCTGCTCATCAGCATACTTTTGTCTAGCCAAAGAATCCGTCCCAGAACCAGCAAGATACTTTGCTTTTTCAAACTCAAACTTTTCACGAGCCAACTTGTCGGCGCTACTTTCCCCACCTCCAGCAAGCAACCCGAGAATACCTTCCATTTGCGTTTTATAGTCACCAAATTGGCTAACTACCTTCGGGTCAGAAAGAACCTTTTCTGTAATATCCGCAGCAATCTCATCATCCGTCCTAGATTTGGTGGGCGCCGAAGATTGCGCAGGCAAACCAGTCGCCCTACTTTTAACAAACTGCTGTTCGTAAGGGTCCATGTAAGAAGTAACTCCACGTCCGTTTGCCATTACATTGCTCCTGCTCTAAACGCAAACAACTGCCGAGCAGCATTTGCGATTTCTCTTGCCTTTTCCGCTTCCAAATCTCCCAACATCTGACGGTACTGCTGCAACAAACGAGCATCCTCCAAATCAAACCCCCGCATCTGCTCAGCCTGACCCAAATCAAACTCAGACAAATTACGTGCACGCTCACCAGCGAACTCTTGCATCGCACGATTAAAAATACCTGAACGAACGTTCGGAGTAACTAGATTACGTTGCGAATAGCCACGCACCAACTGCGGTTGCGCTCGCTCATACTCACGCAACGCATTCTGACGGGCACGAGAACCCCGCTGCTGAGCCAACGTACGAGAATACTGATTCGCAGCAGCAGTCGCAGCATAATTTTCCGTATAGCCACGCCGACGAGCCTCATACAAACTAGGGTCGTACGCCATAATTACCTCTATCCATTCGTGCAACCATCCTCTTCAAATCATCCATCTCCGTCCGCACCTCAGTCAACTCGCGAGACAACGACATAAAAATCTGTTGCAAACGAGCAGCATCATCAGTCGTCAACGTGTTGATAATGGGCGAAGACCAAGGGCTTCTCATCCGAACACCTGCGTACCCAACACCACTTGGTCAGAATCACCAGAAGCCAAAGAGTTCGCAACACTGGGGTCCAACTTCGCAGAAGTAATCGCACCAGTAGCAATCTTGGCTGTCGTCACAGCACCATCTTCAAGGTTCACACCCGAAGCCAAACCGTCAGCAAAGTTCTTCACCGCAGTGAAGTTGCTGTTCATCTCAGCGGCTTCAATAACCGTGTTAGATGTAAAAGAATAAGGAACAGAAAGAGGCATCAGCCACTCACCTTTCGGTTGTTGTACTTATAAGTAATTGAATCAATCCCCCAACCACCATTGGAAGGACCAGTGAACAACAATTGCACACTGCGAGCCAAACCAAGATTCCGACCATTCTTCACAACCACACCTTCAGACGAAGAACCCCACAAGCCTGAACCCCACAACGCAACACCCCAATACGCACCAGTACCAGCACCAGACAACGACACATCAAACTGTTTACGCTCGTTACCAGCAGCCTCCTCATAATTCTGAAACACCTTCACGTTCACAATCCGCTGCGTATCAACCTGCTTAAACACAATGTCAGGACGACGAAACATCTTCTTCTGCGCATACGTATTTCCATCCACCCAACCAGTGCGATAATACGACGAGAACGCTGTCAACGTACCAGTGATGTTGTCACGCTCCTCCTGATACAAATCAACCTTCAACACATACGGCTGCGTCGGATGACACGCAACACGAAAGTTCGTGTTTGCGTCGTCAGTCCAGTCAGTACCACCAATCAACCCATAACCATCATGCGTAGCGAACTGTGTGTACGCACCACGAGCACCAATAGAAGGGTCCAACACATAGTTGCGTGTCGGCTTGGTTGCAATATTGTCTGGGTCGTACGGCAACGCAATCCATGCACGACGACCAATCCACGACACCGAATACGGTTCAGTGGAAGCCGTAGACAACAAACGTTCGTCCACCAGTGGACGCAACGGTTCAAACACATCCATGATTTTGGTGCCGTTATAAAAGAACACACCTTCTGGATTGGAGTAGAAATACACTCCATCTTCAGCCTGAGCCATACTGTGATGGTTGTTTGCACCAAGGTTCGTTGACAACTCAACAACTTGGAAGTTGTCAGACGAGTTACCGACAAGTAGATAAATACCGTTCGGCTTAAAGATAACAAGTTGACCAGCAACAATCGCCAAACCACGGATGCCCAAACCGCCACCGTTGAAATCAATGAAGTCATCTGCCATCCAGTCACCCGGCAAACCTTCATGTGACCAACGCAAACGATTCGGATGCAGCACACCCGCTTCGTATGTCCCCGCAACAAACAGTTTGTTTGTGTGCGTAATCACATGGTCAGCCCGTGGCATGAATCCACCAATCGGATTGTTGTACGGCTGCCAAGTCGGACCATTCGCAGACAACGCAGTCGCATACGTATCAGTTGTCTTCCACCTGTAGCCAACAGAAGTAGATGTTGCACCAGTCGCCATGTACAACGTGTCACCCCACGCATACATACACACACCATGATTCGCAATAGTCCCAGTCACAGGATTACCCGACGAATACTCCAAACGAGTAAAGTTCGTACCAGACGACCAGAACACGTGAGTGTTACTGGTCAACATCAGACGAGACGAATTACCATAAAACGCATACAAACGTTGCGGGTCCCACGTACCAGACACAGCAGTCGTATTCAACCTGTGCATACCACCACGACTAAACACACCACCACGAGGGTCAATCTCCACATTCAACATGTCAGGCGACTCATTCTTCGCCAACTGAAACTGGTCAGCGCGAAGGTTCAACCCACCCGTAAAATCGTCATAGCGGTCCGTCAATAGTCTGCTCATGACCCAAGCGTCGCCCCCAGAGTCTGCAACCATCTACGCATCGTCGGATACTTCTTGCCACCCGACAACAACAACGGACGATGAGAACGAGCCTTCATAAGGTCGCGGCGAGCCATCGCCACACCTTCCTCAAACGAACGCTGATACATCATCGCCATCTCATTATCCTCTTGACGCTGATACACCCGAGCCAACGCATAATACGCCAACAAGATGTGGAACCAGTTATCCAAGTCAATCTCAGTAGCCGTGTTCGTCAACCACGTGTACGAAGGATTACGATACGCACGAACTGTCAACGGATACACATTGTCAGGCTTCGGATACAAATGAATCTGCCCATCCCACACAGCCCAGAAGTACGGTCGGCTGGCAACATCAGTGTTGCCCAGCCACACCTCTTCAGCATCATCATACGCAATCTCCGTAAAACGATTACCCGAAGCAGTAGTCTCCACAATAGAAATAATTTCGCGAATGTCCCCAATAGTAGAAATTGTGTACGGACGCTGATTCACCACCGTATTCAATGTGTACGTCTCTTGGAAAAACGGCCAGCGACGCTCCAACGCAACAATACGCTGAAACGCCTCTTTGACAAACGTGTCCAACAAACTGTTCGGCAAGTCAACGGTGTCTAGGTCAGAGATGTCTCGCACCATCGTGCGAACGTCAGCAAGATCTTCT